CCTCGGGCCGCAGTGGGGGTTGTTCAACAATGCCGGGCAGTCACCGTTCAATCTGATCCCCGGATTCGCAGGCGCTTTCACGAACGGTCTGGTGCGCCTCATCGGCGGTGGCGGGCAGTCGATCGGGTCGCTCGACTTCCGGAATGATAACCGCATCTCATCGGCGCCACAGGAGCGGGGAGCATTCCTCTCCTATAACAAAGTCAACACGCCATTCAACGGACGCGTGACCTACATTGTTAGCGGCGTGGCGGGGATGCGTAGCGCGTTCCTCGCGGTGTGCGACGATCAGATCAAGGGCCTGGAATTGCTCACGCTCTCCATGCCTGAGTTCACTTGGCCGTCATGCAACGTGGTTCATTACGATTTGCGCCGCGACGCCAAATCCGTGAGCATGATATCGGTGGACATCTGGGTTGAGGAAGTGCGCGAGACAGGGACGGCTCAGTTTACGAACACGCAAACGCCGACGGGTGCGGATCAGGTCAATGGCGGGACGGTGCAACCGGCGACGCCAACTCCAGTCCAGCAAAATGCCGCTCTGCCATCAGGGTTTGGAGCGGGCTGATGCTGATCGTTCCTCTCCAGCCCGTCCCGCGCCAACTGGTCAACATCACCCTGGCGGATCAGGCGTGCCAGATCGTAGTGGCGCAGAAATCGACGGGCATATTCCTCGACCTCTACGTCAACGATGCGCTCGTGATCGGCGGCGTGATCTGCGAAAACCTCAACGTCATCGTGCGATCCCTGTATCTCGGCTTCATCGGCGATCTGGCGTTTTTCGACATCGGCGGCAAGTCTGATCCGTTCTACTCGCTGATCGGCACGCGGTTTTTCCTCGGATACTTCACGCCCGCCGAAGTTCCTTTCGTGGAGGAAATCACCGGAGAGATCACTGATCGAAACGGCATCGCGCTTGAAAACGGGCTTGGCTTCTGGGAACAAGAAAATGGCTCCGGCCTTTGGTTGTGGGGATAGACGATGCCCGACGTTAAAATCAGCAATGCGACGCCGACTGCCTACGCAAGCGAGCTTCTCATCCCCGTGGCGCAACCGGGCAGCACGCGAGCGTTCAATATCAGCGCCTCGGACTTGGCGACGGCAGCGCGCGGCGCAACCGGGGCAGTGGGTGCCACCGGCTCGACCGGAGCCACGGGCGCTGTAGGCCAGATGGGGGCCGCCGGGGCGATTGGACAGACTGGCGCCACTGGAAGCACAGGGGCAACAGGACCGACCGGCGCGACCGGGCAGACGGGAGCTACGGGCCCGACCGGAAGCACAGGGGCGACGGGTGCCACCGGCTCCGGTGCTTATACCGTTGGCGTTTTCGTTCCTGGCACACTGACTGCTTCCCAACTCATGCTCCTTCACGAATTCCCCGCCGCCGTGACCTTCCCGGCCAATTTCGGCACGACCACGAGTGGCGGCACATCTCAGGCCGGAAGTAACGTCAATTCGACCGGTACGGTGACGTGTCTGATCAGTCAATGTCCCGCAGCATCGGATCCAACCACGGGTGGGAATTTCACCAATGTTGGAACCGTCACGTTCTCGGCCGGGCACGCGGGCGCGATTACCAGCACCGGAGGCTCGACCGTGGCGTGCGCAGCCGGTGACTTCCTGAAAATCCTCGCGCCTGGAACGGCGGATGCGACTCTGGCGAATGTGTTCATGTCGCTTGTGGCGAACCGTTAATGGCCGTCACTCTTCCTACCGTTTGGTATGCCAATTACGGTAACGGTTCCTCGACCGGTTATTTTGCTGTTCCGGTATGGGCTACGGTCACGGCCTACACGGTCGGCGCTATTAGGCGAGCGACATCCCCTACGGCGGCAAACGAACGCACGTTCATTTGCATTGTCGCGGGAACATCGCTCGCCTCCGAACCAACCTGGGTCAACACGGCTGGGGCAAAGACCGTCGAGGCGGCTGGCCCAACCTGGATGGAATGCACAGGGCAACCGGCGCTTAACGCTGATCTGACCAATACGCCGCTGTCCTCGGCGAACCGATCTGGTGCGCAGGTGCTTGGCAACCTAATCCAGAACAACGCCGGGACATTTTACTTCATTTGCACGACGGCTGGCACGACAGGTGCTGGCGAACCAAGTTACACGCTGACCGCTGGAGTGACGACGGCCGACAACACTTGCACCTGGACGTGCCTCGGCGCGGTTGGGTCATTCACGACGGCATGGGGGGCGCCATTCTCCCGTCTTGGCAACGCTCTGGCCACCGGTCTCGCGCGTGTCCCGGCAGGGGGGTACTTGCTTGTTTCGTCCGCTCACGCGGAAACCGTGGCGGCTAGCACGACGCTTACCAACGGCACCGCCAATGGCGCTCAAACGCAGGTGGTCTGCATCGCGAATGGCGGCAGCATTCCACCGACAAGCGCAACCACGGGCGCGACCTATACAGTCACGGGCGCGAACGGCATCACCCTGTCGGGCACCAACATCGAGTTCAATGGCGTCGCGTTCACTAGCGGCACAGCTAACCCTGCTTTCACTATAGCCAGCACCGCGGGTGGATTTGTCCGTTTACGTAACTGCTCAGTAAGCTGTCCCTCTACCGCGGGGCGGATCATAATTGGTCCCGGAGCGGTCGAGTGGATCAACACCCCGGTTGCGTTCGGTAACAACGCAGGCAGTCAGGGTTTCGGTGTATCTGGGAATTTTACCTGGCGTGATACTCCGAGCGCGCTATCTACGACGACCGCATGGCCTACAAACCTGTTTGGCGCGGGGGGTTCAGGCAACGGTGTAGTATTATGTGAAGGGGTTGATCTGAGTGCTTTCGCCGGAACTAACGTAATCCCCGCCGTGACTACCTACGTTCAGCGTGCCGTTTTTAGTCATTGTAAGATGCCAACTATTACACTTATTAGCTCGGTGTCCCCGTCCATCAACGGATACGTGGTCGATCTAATCAACTCCGATACGGGCGGCAATACTTACAATTCGCAGCGTCTTGGTCTCGATTGCGCGCAGCAGGTATCCACCACGGCTGTTATGACAGGCGGCGCGAGCGACGGCAAGACGCCGTTTAGTTGGGCGTTCACAGCAGCGGGTACGCGCAATTTAAGCTGGTCCAATTCGTTTGAGGCCATGCCAATCGTTGTCTGGAACGCCACGACTGGCGCGAACGTGACGATCACACTGGAGGGCGCGTACGTCGGCACGGCTCTGCCATATAATGACGACTTCTGGTTCGACGTTCTTTACTTCGGCACCGCCAGCAGCACGCTTAGCACGCGTGGCACTTGTACCAAGGCCACGGCGCTTACCACGAACACACAGTGGAGCGCGTCGTCTCAATTGTGGGGTGGGTCTGCTCCCGCGCGACAAAATACAACGGCCTATGTGCGCGGCGATTTGATCGGTGTTTCCTCGGCCAGTGGCATTGTCAGGCTGTTTGTCTGCACCACGGCCGGAACTTCGAACGGCAGCCTACCAGCAGGATATGCAAGCGCGGTGGACGGCGGCACGGTTACAGACAATACCGCTACGTTTACGGCGGTTGAGCGGTTCACGATGACGCTGACACTGAGCGCGCCGCAACCGCAGGCGGCGGGTTACTTCTATATTTACGTTAAAATCGCCAACAACGGCAACGGTGCCGGGAATTACCAGACCATGTTCGTCGATCCGAAGCCGGTGTTAAGCTGATGGCCCACTCCTCATTTTTAGCAGGTCCGAAAATGGTTGTCGCAACGAATCCGAACTGGAGTTTTCTGTCCGGGGTTTATGTAGGATTGATGGCGGGGGTCGGCCTCGGATCGTTCGCGGCTACTGTGGCTTATTGTTGGTTCTGGGGGCACATTGAGATCGTAGTGAAGGCGGCTAACTGATGATAACCCGCGATGAATTTATCAGCGCATATCTAACCAGAACCAATCTGGAGAGAGGTGCCAGACGAGCAAAGCGATTCGAGAATGGCATTGTTCTTGGGGCGCATCGCCGATGGGCCGTGCTTTGCGCCTGTGGAGAGCCTAACTGCGAAGGATGGGCGATGATCAGTGACGAGGGTCTTGACCATCACTTTCAGTTCAACGCACCGAAGGGAGCCATATGGCCTGAAGGTGCCATTGAGGCGAATGCGGCCGCATGGACTGAGGTTTAGATGGCACCGTTCCAGGCCCCTGTCGCTTCGTTTCCATTCACGGCTTCTACCAGTCAGACCTCCCCTCGTCAGGCGCCAACGTCTGGGAGCGCGATGGTCAGCGAAACATCATCAACGACACCTGTGCAACCACAAGTGTTCGTCGCTACATGAGCGCTTCTCAATCCCAGGTCACCGGCACGTCATGGACCAAGAAGTCGCTCACGATCACGTTGTCGCTCGGCAAGGGCACGTTCGGAACGACTGGCGCGAACACGGTAAAACTCGAAAATCTCCGGATGATCGTTTCGGTTGAGAAGAAGGGATTCCCATCGCTCGATCGGGCCGAGGCGCGAGTCTATGGCCTGACGCCAGATGTCATGAACTCCGTATCGACGCTCGGCATTCCCCTGACCATGTGGCGTCCCGGCAATGCGATGCTCATCGAGGCAGGCGACGAAGGCGGCGCGATGTATACGGTCTACAACGGCTATCTGCATCAGGCGTTTCAGGACTTCTCCGAGGTTCCCGAAACGAGCATGATCTTTGTCGGTTGGGGCGGACAGGCGCAGGCGATCACGCCAACGAACGCGGTCAGTTACTCTGGGGCCACCGATGCGGCGACAGTCGCCAAGGCCATCGCGGACAGCGCCGGGTGGACGTTCGAAAACAACGGTGTGAACGTGCAACTCAGTAACCCATATTTCTGGGGCACACCTCTGCAACAGGCGCACGACCTCGCACGGGCGGCGGGGATCGAGGTCTATTTGGACACTGGAAACAATCCGCTGAAGCTGGCGATCTGGCCGCGAAACGCAACACGATCCGGCCCTAAGCCACTAATCAGCACGCGATCTGGGCTTACCCGATATCCAAAATTCCAAAGCAATGGCATGTTGTTTCAATGTCTGTTCAATCCGTCGATCCGGCTCGGTGGTCAGATTGTCATGGAAAGCAGCGTCGGCAACACGACAGGCAAAATAGAGATCGGTTCCATCGGCTCATCCGCGTCACCGCAGACCGTCCAGGGCGGCCCAAATGGTGACTGGTATGTCATTTCGCCGCTGGTCTATGACCTCTCCAGTCAATTGCCCAGCGGCCCGTGGTTCTGCGAGGTGATGTGCGCCCGCACGAACATCCTGGCGTCGCAGGCATGAGCGCCAGCACCAACAGCACCAAGGCGGGCCAACTTCCGACCACGGGAGGCTACGCTGGCCTCCAGCGGTTTCAGGAACTCACAAACACGTTCGCCGCGCTCGACGGCCTTGTGCGCCAGGTCATGGACGGCATGGCTCATTGCGGCCCAGTGGAGGTTGTCGCGGTGCATGGCGGGGGCCCGTCCGGCGCTCCGACCGTGGACGTGCGCCCGATGGTCAATCAGGTGGATGGCCTGGCACAGAATACGCCGCACGGCATCGTCCATGGGCTACCGACGTTCCGCCTCCAGGCGGGGAACGCGGCCATCATCATTGACCCGATCGTCGGCGACAAAGGCATCGCGATCATCTGCGATCGGGACATCTCGACGGTCAAAGCGACCAAGGCGCAGTCCGGTCCCGGCTCGTTCCGATCGAACTCATGGGCCGATGGCTGCTACATGGGCGAATTCTTCGCGGGGAGCGCGTCGCAGTATGTCCAGATCACGCAATCGGGCATCAACATCGTGACCGGTGGCGCGATCAATATCACCTCTGCCAGTCTGACCCATAACGGCGTAAACATCGGCTCGACGCATGTCCACAAGGATACGCAGCCGGGCGGCGGAAACTCAGGGCCACCATTGTGAAAACGCTCCTTTTGGACCTCACGAACTGGGATTTGTGCCTCGATAGCTTCGGCGGCATCGCGGTCGCGAGTGATCCATATTCCGTGGCGCAAGACGTGGCCTCGGCATGTAAATTGTTTCGATCAGAATATCTCTACGACCTATCGATAGGCGTCCCCTACTTCGAAAGTATCCTTGGTAAACTCCCGCCCATCAACGTCGTCAAAACTCTGATCGCGACCGAAGCCGCGCGGGTGCCAGGGTGTAATAATCCGGTGGTATATCTCTCCGCGCTGTCAGGGCGTAACCTGACGGGGCAAGTGCAATTCACCGATAGCAACGGCAGGCAACAGGTGGCGAGCTTCTGATGAGCGACACGACCTCAGTCCCGCCGATCGATTTCACTGACCGGGGCTTCGTCGCGCCGTCCGAACCCGCGATCGTCACGGGACTGGATGCCGATTACAATGCGGCGTTCGGCGGCGATCTTGATACCGATCCCTCGACGCCAGCCGGGCAACTGATCGCCAGCACGGCGGCGATGCTCGGCGACAATTACGATCAGCAAACGGCGCTTTTCAACGGCGTGGACCCGGCTTACGCGAGCGGGCGGATGCAGGATGCCATCGCGCGCATCTACTTCCTTGAGCGCAACCCGGCGCAGTCCACCGTGATCCAGGTCGATTGCGTCGGCGGCGTGGGCGTCATCATCCCGGTTGGCGCGACCGTGACTGATCAGTCTGGCACGCTCTACATCTGCAATGGCGCTGGCGTGATCCCCGACACTGGCACGATCACATTGCCGTTCGCCTCGCAAATCCAGGCGCCCTTCCCGGTCCCTGACAGCGTTTCGATCTATCAGACGATCCCCGGATGGAACACGGCCACGATAACCTCTGGCGTGGTCGGGAACCTCGCGGAAAGCCGGGCGGCGTTCGAAGCGCGGCGCGAGGCGACGGTGGCGGCGAATGGGGCCGGATTCCTACCGGCGATCGGCGGGGCAGTCGCCAAGGTTCCGGGTGTGATCGACTATTACGCGACCGAAAATCCCACGGGATCGCCGGTGACGATCGGTGGCGTGTCAGTCGCGGCGCACAGTCTCTATGTGGCAGTAGCGGGCGGCGCCGAGGCAGACGTTGCCTACGCGATCTGGACGAAGAAAAATCCCGGATGCGGATACACGGGCAACACGACCGTGACGGTGGAGGACACCAATTCGGGCTACTCGCCGCCCTTCCCGTCCTACGAGGTCACATTCCAGATCCCCGACGCGGTTTCGATCTGTTTCTTGGTCACTCTGACGGACAGCCCATCGGTGCCCTCGACGGCGGCGACGCAGATACAGGTAGCGATCCTGGCGGCGTTCAACGGGCAGGACGACGGCACGCGGGCGCGCATCGGCTCAACGATCTATGCCAGCCGCTACTACGCCGCCGTGACGCTCCTGGGGGCGTGGGCACAGGTCATCTCCATCCTGGTGGGCAGCAATGCCTCGCCGGACGCCTCGACCACAGGGGCGATTGCCGCGACCGCACTGACGGTCAGTAGCGGGACCGGCATCGCCGTTGGCCAGTTCGTCTTCGGCGCCAGTGTGGCGGCAGGCACGCGCATCGTCAGCGGCTCGGGGACGTCCTGGGTTGTGTCGATCAGCCAGACGGTGGCGAGCGAGGCCATGACGTTCGTTGGCGCGACCGAATTCGACGTGACCATGGACATTGACGAGATACCGACCCTCGCCGCGGCGGACACTCAGGTGGTGCTCGTATGAGCCATGACAATCCAGGATGGGCCTTCGGTTACGAGCCGCCCGCTTATGAGTGGAACGATTGGTTCGGCCGCAAGCAGGACTGGAGCCCGGTCCTCGATCAGGTCATCGCCAACAGCGGGGCGTTCGGAGCGACCGGCAACACGGGAGCCACCGGAGCTACGGGAGGCACTGGCGCAACAGGGGCTACCGGGGCCGTTGGCGCGACGGGATCAACCGGCTCGACCGGTAGCACGGGCAGCACGGGAAGCACGGGATCGACCGGATCTACCGGGGCAACCGGAGCAACGGGCGGGGCGGGGCAATGGAACGGCGGATCTGTGTCTGCCGTCGGCTCATCCCTCGCAATTCACGACGGATCGACGATCGACCTCGCTCCGGTGCTGGCTCACAACCTGGTCGGAAACTCATCGGCGATCACCGGCATTCCGGGCGAAGCCAGCCTCTCGCATTTTTTCGATCTGAATTTCGGCACCGTCGGCGGCATGCTGGTCTACCGCCAGGTTGGCGTGGGCTTCGAGAATTGGGTAGCGCTGCCGCCAGGGACCAACAATCAGGCGCTGGTCATGCAAGGCACGACCGCTGTTGCGTGGGGATCGTCCGTCGTGGGCGCGACAGGAGCCACGGGGGCAACCGGCGGCACGGGGGCCACAGGCGCGACCGGATCAGCGTCTACCAGCGCGATCATCGTCAATGGCGTTACGGCGGGCGGCACGATCATCCTGTTGAATGGTGTGATCCAGAATGTGCCCGCCGCATCTGGATTTACCGCCGTCAATCAAAACAGTGCCACGCTCGCGGACAACACCAATGGACCGCTCGTCTGGAAATGCACAACCACGCTCGGATCGGACCAGATCAGCGCGTTTCACAAGGCGGTTCCGGGCGGCAGTTGGACGCTGACCATGAACGCCGAATACAGTTATCTGACCGATGGCGTGGACTTCGGCATCGATGACGGGACCAAGGCATGGTTCATCATCATCACGGGCGGCACGACACGCTCGTTCATCGTGCAGCGATGGAACTCCTTCACGTCGGCGGTGGGAAGCACGACGGACGTTAATCTGGTCATCCCGCTGCCAAATCCGGTATGGTTGCGGATCGTTTATGACAGCGCGACGCCTCGAATGACGTTCCAATACAGCATCGACGGGTTTACGTGGATAACGGCGTTCACGACAACCTCTCTGTTCTTAACGCCCGCGAATTATTTCATCGGCGCTGACATCAATCATTCGACGGCTACCATACCGCAGCAATGGTCCGTTAATCACCTGACGATCGCATAGGGGCGGATGTGGCATTTCCATCCTCTGCCATCGGCCTTTTCGAGATCGGCATCAGTCACATCGGCGCATCGATCATTCCGCCCGATGGCTTCGACTGGTATGCCACGCTCTACAGCCAGTATTCCAATAGCCCGACAATCGTTCAACTGACCAAGAACATGAGCGGATATCTCAACCCTCGTGCGAATATCTATCAATTCTACAAGTTGGTGTGGAACGTCGATACCGCCGAGGGCTATGGCCTCGACGTGTGGGGGCGCATCGTTGGCGTGGGGCGCGTCCTGGCGCTCGGTGCGACTGACTTCTTCGGTTTCACGGGGCCGCTCGGGGAAAGCGGCGTGCCGTTCAACCAAGGCATCTTCTACCATGGCACACCTCTGACCACGAACTACGCGCTTCTCGATGGTCCGTTCCGCACGCTGATCCTGGCGAAGGCGCTGGCGAACATCTGCAACGCGACGATCCCGGCGATCAACCAAATCCTCATCAACTTGTTCGGCGCCGACGGCCCGATGCCAGTCGCGGGAAATTCCTACGTGACCGATGGGGAGGACATGACCATGACCTACACGTTTAGCTCGCCGCTTGATCCGATCCAGGCCGCTATCGTGTTTCAGTCCGGCGTGTTACCGCGTCCGGCAGGCGTTTTCGCAACCGTGGTGGACTGACCCATGCAGGCATCGGATATCCCCTACAAGTTCGCTCAGCCATGGGGCAATGCGGCGGGCGTGGGATACCTTACAGACCCGATCCCGACAACCGCGTCAGGCGGCGCGGCCTCGCAGTCCGAGGGCTTCCCGCCCATCACGGCGACGCCAACAGGCGCGGGTGGAATTCCGCCCGACATCGCGGATTTCAATGGCGCATTCTCCTATTTCTCGCTCTGGGATCGTTGGCAGCAGGCCGGCGGTTCGGTTCCCTACGATGCGACGTTTCAGTCCGATATCGGCGGCTATCCGGCCGGTGCCCGCGTGCGCTCGGCTTCCGGCCTGTATGACTGGCTGTGCCTGGTTGATGACAATGTGACCAATCCCGAAACGGGCGGCGCCGGCTGGCAGGCGCTCAAAACCTATCTGACGATCAGCGAAACGACGATCGTGGCCGCCGCGTCGCAAACCATCTTGCTGCCCGCAGCATATGAGCGTTTCCGCCTGACCATTCAAAATGGCGTCGTCAGCACGGCAGCGAACAATATCCAGATCGTTCTTTCCAGCGACGGCGGCGGATCGTTCCTGACCGCGGCGAATTACACCTACATTCAAAACGTGGCCGATACGTCTGGCGGCGGAACGGGAACGATCGTCGGCAATCTGGTGGCGACAGCGATACCGCTTTCGTCATTGCTCCCGGCGAACAATACGGGCGGCCCGTGGGACGCGACGTTTGATCTCTGGCCGGGAACCGGATCAGCGGCACCGCGCATCTATGGTAATGCCAATGGCGTGGACAGCGCGATGAACGCGATCGGCGGATTTTTCATGGGATCGTGGGGCGGCGCTCCGGCGACGATGAACGCGCTCCGGTTGCAAACGCTGGCTGGAACAATCAGCCTGAAAGCCATTCTTGAAGGGCTTCCGGCTTAACCAAAGGAAACGCGCGCATGGCCAGCATACCTCAGATCAACCCCTTCAGTTTCGTGCCCATGACCGCGAACACGGTCTATGCACCTGGAAACGGCATCCAGCTAAATGCGTCGGTAGCGGGCACCGTGACGCTGACGGGCACAGATGGAAGCACGATCGTCGTCTCACTCGACACCGCCAATGTCGATAAAATCTATCCATATTCCGTTATAAAATGGGTAGCAGGAACGGCGACGGTCGCGAGGGTCTATAATCTGATGACCCGCGCGTCATGACGGGAGCCGTAAGCCTTGGTCTCGGTATCGGAATATCGGAACTCGGTCTGATCGAAAGCGCGCCCGCCGGGGGCGGCCCGGCGCCGTATCACGCGGATGCGGTGCATTTTGATGGAAACACGTTTTTGTCAATAGCGTCGCTGGCGGCCACGAACAATTCTCGTTTTTCCATATCTGGGTGGATCAAACTCGCGGCTGCCGATTTAGGAAACGGATGGTCTTTACTGGCGAACGACACTCAGAACAACGATGGTATCTTCGATTTCAGGTCCGATATAATCGTGGAATGTAAATTCGTCTCGCCGTCCGCTGGCGCATCCACCGTGATTGTGAGCAATGAGGTTACGTCCGAAGTCTGGGTGAACTTCATCTTCAGTGTGGATAACTCCGCGCAGCAAGCTGCCCTTTATATAAACGACACCGCTATAACCTTTTCTGCCACGAACTTTCCTTCTCCGGCGGTCAATTTTTTATACAACGGACTGGACTGTTTCTTCGGTTCCGATGGTTATGGCGATAACGGGATAGCTGATTTCGCGGATTGTCGTGCTCAGATCGGAACAAGTTGGCTGGATGGAGGCGGCCTCATACCAGAAGCAACGAGACGTTTATTTATTGATGCGGGCGGCAAACCGGTGGACCCGGCGACTGCCACGGGAACTTTGGGCGCTCCGACAATACTGTTCTCCGGGGACGCGACGGGGTTCGGGACCAATCAGGGGACTGGTGGGACGTTCACTACGACCGGCACCCTGACCAACGCCAGCACAAGCCCGAGCGACTGATGCCCAAGCCGCCCCGCGATGTCCGAGGATGAACCCAGCGACGTCGAGTTCGGCCGAGGCCGATGAACCAAGTGAGACGGAGGACGAATGAACGCAGAGTTTGGGTACTTCGTAGATCATCTGCCGAGTATCATTGGGGCGATTTTCGCCGGGTTCGTGCTACTTCGACAGGCAGGGACCAAAACAACGATTGCCAGGATCGATAAGACGACAGAGGCAACGCGCACCGATATTCGCAACGGTATCGGCGAGAAGATCGCCACGAAAGTGGTTGAACATGTCGGGCCTGGTTTGGAGGTCGTGGTAAGCAACGCCACCGACAAGGCCGCTGACAGGGTTGAGCAAAAGGCATCTCTGGCCGCTACGATCGCCGCTGATAAAATCGAACAAAAAGCAACCGAAGTCGCCGCCAAACTGGCCGAATGGGACGGGACGGAACGCCGCTCCGGCGTCGATCGTCGGCAACCGTAAGGAACAAGAGAATGGGACTGATACTTCTGATCGTCGTTCTGATCCTGGTCTTTGGTGGAGGTGGCGGATGGTATGCCCATCGGACTTATGATGGCAGTCCGCTTTACACGGGAGGCGGCATTCTGGTGCCAATCCTGATCGTCATTCTCGTGCTATATCTACTGGGATTCAGAATTTAGTGGACGCAGCGACCCTCACAGCCATCGCCGCTATCGTTGCCGCTGTCGCCGGTCCTCTGACCGCATGGATACAGGGGCGCCGCACCATGGCGAAGGTCGCGGACGTTGAACAAAAGATCGATGGTCCGTTGACGGCCTTGATCGCTTCGATCCGGGCCGAGGCCGAGGTCAAGATCGCCGTCGCGGAGGAAAACACGCGGCGGGCGTTCCGAGATGGCCGGGAACGCGAGCGGGGTTCTCCCATGGCGACAAAGGCGGATGTAGAGGCGGGGACAAAGACGGTAACGGATGCCGTGGCCGCGATCCCTCCCGTTCCGCCGTAATGGATGCCCTCTCAGACCTTCGCGAGCGTATCGGCGTGTTGGAGGAAGAAAACCGTCAGTTGCGGGCCGTCCATGAACTCTCGATCCCCGCGCGATATGGCAACCTCCCCCTCTCTCGCACCGAAGTCCAACTGCTTTGGGCGTTGGAGAGCGCGGCCACAAACCGCGTATGCTCGGTCGATTATCTGATCGACCGCATAGGTAAGGCGACGGCCGATGACCAACCGATAGCGGCCACCTCGTTGAAAGTTTACATTTGCCGCCTTCGGAGGAAAATCCAGCCGATGAAAATCCGGAATGCATTCGGTGAAGGCTACTGGCTCGATGAAGATATCAAGTCAGCCTTGCGTGAGATGCGAGGCTGAGGCATAGGATCGCCATGCCCGCTGATGTGAACCCCGCCCTTCGCGCTGAATTGATGGCCGCTCTGGCGGTCCTGGAGCCTCAGATACGGGGGCTGCATGACCTCGCGGCCGTGTCCATCTCGCCGGAACTGCTGACGCAGATCGACGCGCAGATCGCCTCCCGCGAGCGTCGGCGCGATCTGATCCAGGCCGTCCTGGCGAGCCTGGACGCAGCGAACGCGGCGAACGACGCGCTGGCATCCGACGGTTACCCGGCGCTGCCGAACGCCTCGCTGCCGGCCGGATTGTTCGCGGAACTCCAGGGCGAGGAAACTGATCTTGATGCCGCCGTGGCCATTTTCGAGGAAACTCTGCCGGCCACTATCGTGTCTGTTGATTTGGGTGCGCCAACAGACAAGCCGCTGTAGCGCTCATAGCGAACCGAGAAAGAGAAAATCGATGATCAACGCAACAACGGATCAGGAATGGTTGGCGGCATCCGTCGGGTTCAAGAACGCTCGCGGCGAGCCGGCGCCCGTCGAGGCCGGATCGGTCGTTTGGGCCTCGTCGGATGATACGGTCCTCGCGGTCACCCCCTCCGCTGACGGCATGACGGCATCGGTCAAGACGGTGGCGCCCGGTGGTCCGGCTCGGATCACAGTGAGTGCGGATGCTGACATTGGCTCCGGCGTGCAGACCATTACCGGCTTCACTGACGACGTGACCGTGACGCTAGGCCCGAACAGTGCGGCGAGCGTTGTGGCTCTGGACCTCGGCGCCGCTACCGAAAAGCCGTAAGATCACACCGGATCGGCAACAGCCCCGTCACTCAGGTGGCGGGGTTTTTGTTCGTGCATTCCACGATCCGACCGCCTCTCGACGGTCGGTGTTCGTGGTCAGTTCAATCTGGCATCTTTCTGCCTGGATAGTTGTCGGCTTCAAGTGCAAGGCGTCGCATATTATCAGCTAAGTCCAGATCGCCGGTCTGTTCGGCTGAATTCGCATACGCTCGAAGCGCCACCGGGGTATTGATGTCTTTCAGTTTCAGCACAACAAAGTCGTCTGTCGGGTCTTTGATGTGAGTGATCTTCCCGCCTTTCCAGTTCTCGACGATTGAGAATTTGCCGGTCGTTTTGCTGTCGTCATACCTGTCCAGGATCATATCAATCTCCTTTTGCTTGGGTTGCATTAAACGGCGGCTCGCAGAACGGCTTCTCTGGCCTTCCCGGCCCGCGACACTTCGCCCCATAGCGGAGGCTCCATGCCATTGAGTTTGCGGGCGTCGGCGATGAAGTCTGGCGAGTTCCCGATCGCCACGAGATCAGCGATCGTTTTGCAGTTGGCGAAGTTGGCCAACATCGCATCGGCCAGTTCCCGTGCCGGAGATTTGATCGGTTCGTCAGGCACGTCCGGCAGTTCGGGCAACGCAGGCCGCTCCGCTTCCACCAACGCCGCCCGCTTCGCTTTGATCGCCGCCTCAATCTTGGCGTGGACGCCAAGCGACAGCCCAAGGATTTTCTTGATCTCGTCTTTCGTGCCGTCGAAAGCGAGCCACGCATCCAAATCCTTGACGCTCGCCATCGCCGTCACGTCGCGCATCAGGCCCTCGGCCAGTAATCCAGGGTCAGGCTCCGCGCCACGCGCCGGCGGTGGGCTGAGAGCCTTCTGGCGGTCCTCCACGAGAGCCTTGCACGCGAGGCGATGCGACGGCGGAAACTTCTCATAGACGGCACCATTCACGTCGATCACGTGATTGATCGCCTCGGGCGTCGTGGCAGCCCCAAGCGCCGCGGTCAGGCCAGCCTTGTATTTGTCGTAATCGGCCTTCGTGGGCTTCGCTGGCGGCGCGAACACGACAGCGGGATCGACGGGCATGTCCATGGGCAGCGTGGGGCTATCAAGGGCGTTTAACCCCTGTGAAGGGTCTTTCAGGGTGTTTAAGGGTGTTCCTAAGCCACGCGCCGCCGCGATGATGGCGGCAACCCCAGGCGTCTGCTGCGCCCGCTGTAGCGCATCGTGGTTGGCGCGATCAAACAATTCCAGATCAGCGGGGAACATCGTCTCACGCGCCTCGGCATAAGCTCGGGCGAAGGCGACCGGATCGGTGATGGGTTCGATCACGCCATCTTCGGTCGGGATTTCGCTGCCCTCGCCGTCAACGAGGTATTCGGAAAACGACCCGTCGACGACTGGGCCAGATCCGGCCATATTTTGGTTGAGCCCTGGCGACAAGTCCTTATTTGACGGGGATTTGTCTGCGTCGACGACTAGGCGGGATTGCGAGTTTGGATCCGGCTGTCTTGGCGCATCTCCCCAACGATCGTCAGGGATACCGTCCGCCGGCGTCTGGCGAGCCTGCTGACGCTCCGCATCCGTAGGCGCGGCTTGTCCATTGGCTTTCGGATCGGGCTTGCCCTCAGCCTGCCTGGTTGGCGCGGGGCGGCTCGTTTTCGCCGGACCTGACGACTTCACGCTCTCCCGCGTTGGCTCCTCGGCGGGAATGGGCGGGATTAGACCAAGTGCGATGCATGACGCCAGGAAATCACCCATGTTCTTCGTGCGCGCGGCCTCGGACAGACCGGCGATCTGGTCAAGCAGTAGGGTATCCAGCACGTCACGATTGATGGCCACGCCCTGCGCCGCGCCATACCGGAGCACGCCATCGCGTTTCTCGGCCAGGACCGATCCCGTGATGACTTCGTTCTTGCCAATCCCCTTCATGCTTTCCATCCATTCAAGCTGGATGGCCTGCGGAATGACCATGAGAATACCGTTACGTTGCGCCTTCGATTGAGCGATCGTCGCGAAGTGTGCCTTTTCGCGCCAGCGACCTTCCTGACCGTTCTTCCCCGCGATCCATTCGAACTGACCCTCGAATTTTGCCGCCATCATCGAGTTGCCGGAATTGATGTCCTGGACCTCACACACGGCCTCGTAACCGTCCGGCTCTTTCTCAAGTTCGGGTAGCACGCTCGTTTGCATGGACGGTTGCACACCAGGCGCCGCATACGTTGTGAACACGAATAGTTTCCCGATCTTGCGCGTGCTGGAAACCAGCCGATGCTTGATCTTGCCGTAATGGGAGGCAAGTTCACGCGCACCAACGGCGCTGATGCCGCGCACCACAGAGCCGCCAATCGAGAAGTCATACACGAACTTCGAGGACCGTGCGCCGCCCATGATCTCATCCTGGATCAGTCGCGTGTCTCGCTGATCCATGACATGCCACGCCTCGGCATCGAAGCCGGATTGCACGGTCTGTTCGATCACGCGTTCCAGCAGGATGTCATGTCGCGCCTTGGGACTGGCGATGCCGACATGCGCGGCACTCTGGCCTTGTTCCGTTTCACTCACGTTGCAGTTCCTTTCAGGGGATTGTCGCGTCGCTTCAGGCGCCCGCGTGTGATTTAGCATACCGGATTTTTGGTTCGATTGGTATACCACTTTCGACCAGTTTACGAAAAACAGCCAACGTCGCGCGAGCATCAGCCATTGACGAATGAGCGTCCTCGAAGTCACAGCCGAAGAAATGCCGATATGCTTCGATTAGTTTTGGTTGTTTGAACGCGTAACGGCCAGATGCCATCTGTTTGCCGGTCGGAGGTAATTTGAATACCTCAATGAAGTCGGCCTGAGTGCAGACGTTCTTCGTGGCCTCGAATAAATCAGGCATCTGGTGTCTACGCAACTCGCCTCTCATGATCTTGAGATCAAAAATACAATTATGACAGACCACGATCCATCCATTGGTGATGTATTCGGAATAGATCGAAAGCACGTCGCGCACGTTGATGCCCTTATCAAGCGCCATCTGCGTCGTGATGCCGTTGACGGCGGTCGCGCCGGCGGTCATCTCCCAACCCTCTGGCCGTATCAGTGCGGTGATGCTCTGATCCTCATCGACTTCCAGGTCTGGTGTCGTCACAAGCGCCGTGAAACTGACAAGGCGCGGCTGGCCTGGATGATCGGCGGGAGGCGGTGGTTCGCCTTTCTTGGCATACATCGGGAGGCCGGATGTTTCGGTATCGATCACGACGTAGCGAGGCATGGTATTTCCTTTCAGAATGAGACTTCTTCGGGCAGATCAGGGTCAGCCGGTGGCATTGCTATCGGCACAGCGGCTTGGGGTTGCTCGATCTCGACGGAAGGCTCAATCACGTCGATCAGTTGAGCGCCCGTGACAATCGGATCGCCACCATTTACGAATACGAACGGATCGCCATAACGCGGGTTGGCAACCTCCCGCATCCGGCTTGCGATGCCGAGAAGGGCAATCGCATCCTCGTGCGAGATCGCATAATTCGTATAGCCAATCTGCACCATTAGCGTCTTCATGGATTATCTCCTGTTGAGGTCAGGCACATCGTCGATAACGATGCCATCCACGCTCGGTATCGGATCGCCCGCCTTCCCGATCGCCTCGCGGATCAGCGCATCGCTTGGGACGCACAGATGCCGGGGCACGATGCCGGGATTGATGATGCGAAACGTCCGCACGCGCCGCAGGGACGCCAGTCCGAACCCATCGCCTCGGCTGGTAGTCAGGGCGGCTGTGGGGGCTGTCGCGATGGCCTCGGCTGTCTCCGCCGCTATCGCCGCCTCCGCTGCCTGCCCGAACGTGCCCACGCCTCCCCTGGCCGCGCTCTGTTCGGCGAGCTTGGCTTCCTCGGCCTTACGTTTCGCCTCGGCGGCGGCTTCCTCGCGGATGCGCGTGTCTTTCGCATCCTTGTAGGTCGCGATCATTATGTTGAGTTGCTCGGCCAGCGTGAACGGCGCGCGGCGACTATTCTTGCCAGTTGGCGGACGGATTTCCATCTGCGTGCCGTATTTGCCGAACTCGCCATCGATCTTCACGCCCGCATCCCAGACAGGTTGTTTCAGGGCCTTGCGCGCGTTCTCGATTCGGCCAGGAAACTTGATCGCGGTGGACAGGACGCCCGTGGCGATGCCCTCGACCTCATCGTCTGTGATGACAGGATGCGCCGAGATGAACCGCTTGCACATGTCCTGCAATTCAACGTCACGCTCCCGAATGGACTTGATCTTGCCGCCCTCCGGATTGTCCGGCTCGCGGTTCAACTCGGCCTCGATCAATGCCATGACCTGATCCGCTGTCAGCATCTCGGCGAATGTGGTCAGCGGCGGACGGTTGTGTCCAATCGGTGGATTGTCGCTCATGTAACTTTCCCTCTGTTGCCCATTTAACTATCAGCGCGTTGAGTGCGAACTTCTTCAGCCTCTTGATGCTGCGCACATGGTTGAAGTGCTTGATATGCTCTCGGCCATTCGCCGATCGCAGAAAACTCCGGTTCGAACAGAGCCGCCCGCAGTATTTGACCTCGAAGCCCTTACGCAGATTGGTCGGCGCTCCGCACGCCTCGCACTTTCCTTGACCGATGATTGGAGGGGCCATCAGAACGGCACGATCGTGTGCTGGTTAATCGCTCGCGTCGGATTGGCCGCGGCGTGGTCCGGCTGATAGATCGCGGCCCATCGCTTCACGCCGATGCGGAACTGGACTTCTTCCGCCGTCGAAAATCGGCCCAGAAAGACGTGGTGCATGAGAGGGAGTGACCAGGGA